GAATGGCGTTTAGGACGTTGGTAACAGCGTCACCCAAATCAGGTTGATCCGGTAGCCATTCAGCAAAAGGCAGTGCTTTCTTCATGGGGCCGTAACTCCCATCTTTCTCAGCACTGGGCCTCTACGTTGTCGCTTACCCGCCTCATTGAGGGCTGTAACGGCTGTCTCAAAGGCGGCTGTCCACTTCTGTACCTGAGCGTCATCTTCGATAAAGGCTTTAGCCTCCATTAAAGTGCCATAGAGGTACACGTCGTAGGCGTTAGTTAGTAGCCAGTTGGTATCCGCGTCACCGGATAATGCATTAAACGCCTTCCAGTAATTGATTTTGGCCACATAGTTCGCCGCATAAGGAAATACTGAGAGGTTCGTCCCTTCAATGGTGTAGGCAATAGGTGCGCCTGGGGTGGTGAAACTCGCGTCACTCCAGCATATCTCTGGGGGTTGGTACTCTAAGGGGCGATCAGTTGTTGAGTCACTGTAGATACGCCGCATGGCGATAAAACCCGCCGGTAAGGCAACCGTCTGAGCGGCTAAGGCCAAATCATCTGTGGTTTCCATCTCAGGGATACGCACCGTCTTGCGGATACGTGACTCACAGAGACGAACAAAGGTAGGGATCGTTGTATCAAGATCACTGCGTGCCATATACAAGGCAACATCTGATTTAAGCGTGGCAAAATCTGTCATAACTTTTGACCGTCAACCCGTAGTTTTTTGTAGTTGTAATCATTGAGCTTGCCCAATAGAAAGGCGTGTAGATACTCACCCTCAAGCCCGCGCTTCTTACCTTCTTGCGTCCACTGGTTGTGGAGATCAATAGGCACCCTGCCGGCAAGCTTTAGGTGTGAGGCCTTATTCTGGGTAAGCTTCCCTGCTTCGCGTACGCTATCAATAATGTGATCGACAGGCTGATAGCGAGACACTATCGTCTCGCCATTGTTATTCCATTTGATCTCATTTCTAACACCGTCTTTCGACCAGAAAACGTCCTTCATTTAGCGACTTCCAAAAAGTCAGGACACATCTTTAGGTAAATCTCAGCCACAGATTTAGGCAGTGGATAGACCTTGTCTGGCACCATCTTTCGCTTAACCTGCTCTCGGCTACGACCTAAGCTGTCTTCTTTAAAGACCCGCGGTAGGTGCTGCCGATGCTCTTCTGCAAGATGAAGTCCGGCAGTGGCGTACTGCATACCGCTTCCGCTCTTCATGCCGCGTATCTGGACCTTAATGTCCTTTTCTTTCTTTTCTTTCTTTTCTTCTGTCATGAGTGGATTCCTTTAAGTTGATCCATAAAAAAAGGCCCCCGAAGGAGCCTTTCTCTGTGTTGACGATTACGCTACTACTGCAAGTGTCTCGTCGATGTCAGCGACAATACCGCTAGCCGCTTCGTTTTTAGAACATAGGGTTACATCAGTTACCAGCATCTTGCGATCAGCATCGCCCTGCTTGGCAATATCTACGACCTTGTACTTATCCAGATGTGATAGAGACCACTTGGACTTATCCAAGACATAAACGTCATCTTCACGCTGGAACAGGTTGTAGATGATTTCTAGCGTACCGAAATCACTGGTGTAGTAGTCCACTGCACCGACAACAGACGCTGCTTTCTTAGCCTTGCCGTGATCCTGATAAGGGGTAGCGATACGTGCTGAAGAGCCAAACAGATACTGAGACAGCTTCTGCTTAACCGTGGGGCCGACCATAATGCAAGTTGGCTTACCACCAGAGACAGTACAGTCCTTAATAACGGAGAGTAATGTCGCTTCAGAGAGCGCACGATCTGTACCATCAGTAGCGGCCGCATTGGGGTAACCGAATGTAGTGCTAGAGAGAGTAGGATCTGCGCCACCTGCGCCTCGGTCAGTGTTTGTTGCTAACCATGCTGGGGCACCCGCAAACTGCGGTGCTGTTGAGTCATCACCAATTACAACCGCTTGGTTGTTGGTTAGTGTCGCTTCCAAATCGCGGCGTAGCTCAAGGCCACCCTTAACGATTTGACGTGACAATTCAGACTTAGTACCTGCCTGATTAACCTTCTGTGCTCGACGAGTAACTACCAAGTCTTTACGCAGAATCTGGTGATGGTTCTGTAAGCGAGCGGGCGCAACCAGAGCGTCACCTGAGAAGGTGTCACCATCAATATGCGCATTAGACGTGCTTGCTGTTGCCAGCGAGTCAGTCAACCAGTCTTTTACAGTGTTAGTGGAGTTTTCCTTCGAGATCATGCTCTGGAAGGGCGTTTCGGTGGGCGAGATCATGTCGATCATATTCGCCAGTTCTTCACGAACGTTTTCACCTTTAGTTTGCAGATCATATCTGCTGTGTGTACCTGTTTCTTGTGCCATGTTAAGTCACCTTAATTAAATAAAAGTTGCTCGACAGCACTTGCTGCATCATCAATATTTCCAGTTTTCCTCAGCTTGGCTTTGGCCGTCTTTAACGACGCTGACGAAGCCTGTGAAGGCTTCCTTGCCCCTTTAGGCTGCACCTTGGGTAAGGTCTTAACCTTCTTGGTGGCGACTGAAGCCTTCTTGGACTGTTCGTCATAAAGCCGTGCCTTATGCGCAATCTCGATAAGACGGGGGTCCATCACCTCGGATAACTCTTCTGAGGTATACCCGTAGGTATCACCCATCAAATAGTTATCGAGTGAGGTCTTAACTTCCGTACCCCATTCAGGAATGCGCACCTGCAAGTCTTCAGCGGCGCGAGTTAATATCTCCTGCCGTTGAGTCTGCTGCTGCTGGGTAAGCTGTTGCTTGTTTTGCTGGAATTGATTGGCTGCGTGCTGCCGTAATTGATTAAACTGATTAACCCGCTCTTGGTGCTCTTGAACCTTGATTAAGTAGGCTTGAGGGTCAGTCTGTTTGAGGTAATTAAGTTCAGCCTGATCTGCCTGCGGGGCTACAGCTTGCTCTAGCGCCTGCATCAGTTGTCCGACCTGGACTAATTGAGTCTCAATCTCCTGTCTCGCACCTGCTACTGTCTCTTCATGGGCACGTCTTTGAGTGGATAATTCAGTGGTTTTTTGTCGATAATCAGCATCTTTCTGATAGCCATCAAAGGCCTCTTTAAGGGTGACAGACATTTCCTCGCCGTTAACCTTGACTGTGGTTTTCAGGTTGGCCATCACTTCCTCTTCAGAAAGTTCTAGCGCCTCCGCCAAGTCACTCAAGGTTTCAATGGAATCCTGTTCCTCTTCAGTTTCTTTCTCTGATTTTTCTTCAGACTCTTCTTCCTCTGATTCTTCTGTTGTTTCTTCAGTTGTCTCTTCAGTGGTTTCTTCGTCTGTTTCTTCGACCTCTTCTTCCCCACTGGTCAAAGGGTTTTCATCAAGCAGTTCTTCAATCGCTTGCTCTGCTTCTGTGGTGTTCATGGGTTCCAATTCAGGTTGACTCATGGTGTTCTCCGGTTAAATACGCCTCACGGCAAAAACCCTCAGTAAAGAGGGTGCTAAAAATAAAAAGGGGTGTTAAATAAAAAGGGCTAGAAGAAGTTGCGTTTCTTCTTCTGCTCGTAGCTGTGTGCTTCTAACTTACCTGCAGTCAGCATCTCTTTCAGGGCAACACGGTAGTAATCAGCCATTCTCAGGCTTAATAACAGCTCGGTACGGCGTACATCGGTTTCAGGCTTACCATCAATAGGAATGTCCTTTAACTGCCGTAAGATCGCAGCATCAACCCGATCCTGTGCCCGCTTAAAGGCTATGTTGTTGAGAATCTGTTCGGCATCTGCTGCTAGTACTTGCTTGTCCATAATTAATCCTGTGCAAAGTCTTGTGACATATACTCACTGGCTTCTTTAATCTGAGCACTACCAGCCTTAGCCGCAGACTCAGCCGCTTTAGCCAGCTTCGATTGGGTATCCGCATTAATGTTCTCTAGCTCGGCATCCATCTTCTGTTGATCCATCGAGACATCTGCCTGCGCTTTCATACCCTTAATCTGAACATCCTGCTGTATCGCATCCACCTGCGCCTGTGCCAAGGCCATATTAGGATCAGGCTGCGGCTGCTGTGGTGGCTGCTTGGAAGGGTGAGTAAAGTAGCGATCAACAGACTTCAAGCCTGCTGCTTCAATCAACTGCTCTAGGGTGTTATAAATATTCTCAGGGGTTGCCAATGTACCCAGTGCTTCTTTCTGAATACCCAGTAACTGAGTCAATACCGAAACCTGCTTCTCTTTGTTGTTAAAGCCTAAGCCCACATTAACGGTGACATTGGTGCGATCACGCCAGTCTCTTGGGTTGGTCTCGACCCACTCACCACGGATACGGATAGTCTTACCCTTATCTTGGTATTCTTTAATCTGTCGGTGAGCCTTCATCATCGCGTCTTTAACACCAGTCTCAGCAAAGATACGGGCGATCAATTCAATACGTTGTGAAGCCTCTTGAAGGGCTGCGGTAAAGCCACCCATTGTGGACTGTTGTAAAACCTCAGGGTCTAAAGAAAGGTTGGGCGCAATACCTGATCGAACCTGCTTTTCATTATCAAGCGCGGCATGGGCTGCCATAAGCTCCTGGATCACCGGTGTATGCTGTTCCGTCTCGATCATGCCAGGCATACGGGTAGTTACTACGTTACTAGTAGCATCCAACAACTGATCTAACGTATCGCCATCAGAGTTAATACCCTGCTCGGCTAAATACTTTCTCGGCTCAATGATCTGTGCGGCATTGTTGTTAACACCGCGACGGAAGAAGGTAGATAGCTCTTGAATGGGCCGCATGATGTCGGCTAATGACATTCCTGAGTGACGGTGTGTCATCGGAATACAGCTTAATGCACAGATAGGCTGGCAGTCATATTCAATGTTCTCGAATATCTCACCACCGATATAATCAACTTTCCTCTGCTCGGCTATTCCATCACCGTCATAGTCATACTGGAGATACCACTCTTCTAACCAATACATCTTATTGGCTTCGTGATCTTCACTGCCATCTGGATACTCATCTTCTGTATCTAAACGGTTGATTCTTTCATCATTCCACTCTTCGTCTTCTTCAGCCGTAGCATCCTCTAGTTTCTTAGGGTCATACCCAGCTTGAAGGAGATAGGACTTGCTTCTCTGTACCCTGTGACAGATCGCCTGACAGCCTTCCAGAGACAACCTATTGTGATCGTTATCAATCAACACCTGTTCGGGTGGGATGGC